TAGATCTTTCTGCAATTGAAGCTTCCCAAAAGCAAACCCAAGCCGACCTGAAGGCTGTTGGCGACCAAATCAAGACTTACGCTGAGCGCACCGAGAAGGAAATCAAAGCCTCCGGTGAAATGCAGGCGGAGACCCGTGGCAAGGTGGACGAGCTGCTGCTGAAGCAGGGTGAGCTTCAGGCGCGCATGCAGGATGCTGAGCAAAAGCTGGTCAATGCCAACAAGCGTCATGAGCCTGAGGTCCAACAGTCTGCCGGCCAGCTCGTCGCCGCCAAAATGACTGAAGAGGGCGTCAACAGCTCTTTCCGCGGCTCCCGCCGTGTGACTGTACCGCGCGCCGCAATCACCTCCGTGCCTACCTCCGGCGGCGCGCTGGTGCAGACCGAGCGCGTCGGCATCGTTCTCGCACCGCAGCGCCGCCTGACCATTCGCGATCTGGTTGCACCTGGCACCACCGACAGCAACGCCATCGAGTACGTGCGTGAAACCGGCTTCACGAATAGCGCCGCAATCGTCGGCGAGGGTCTGGCCAAGCCCTACAGCGACCTGAAGTTCGAGCTGCAGAACGCCAATGTGCGAACCATCGCGCACCTGTTCAAAGGCAGCCGCCAGATCCTGGACGACGCTTCTGCGTTGCAGAGCTACATTGATGCCCGCGCGCGGTACGGCCTGCTGATGGCCGAGGAAGCGCAGCTGCTGTACGGCAACGGTACGGGCAACAACGTGAAGGGGATCATTCCTCAGGCCCAGATTTACGCAGCGCCTGCTGGCATCCAGGTGCAGGCGATTCAGCGTATCGACCGCATTCGTCTGGCGCTGCTGCAGGCGCAGTTAGCCGAGTTCCCGTCCACCGGCATCGTGCTGAATCCGATCGACTGGGCGGCCATCGAGCTGCTCAAGGACGGCGAAGGACGCTACATCATTGGCAAGCCGCAAGAAGGCACCGCGGCACGTTTGTGGAACCTGCCGGTCGTTGAAACCCAGGCCATCGTCCAGGACCAGTTCCTGGTGGGCGCCTTCAGCCTGGCTGCGCAGATCTTCGACCGGATGGGTATCGAAGTGCTGGTGTCGACTGAGAACGCCGACGACTTTGAGAAAAACATGGTGACCATCCGCGCTGAAGAGCGCTTGGCCTTCTCTGTGTACCGCCCGGAAGCTTTCGTGACCGGTCCTCTGACCCCAGCCGCTTAACCCTTCCCACAGAGCGCCGCCCGCGGGCGGCCTCACTGATTCAGGAGAGACGAACATGGCGCGTGCAAGCGCAAGCGATGCAACCAAGGGGGCTGCTACAGCCGCAAATACGACTTCTGCCCCGTCTGGTCAACAGACTTCAGCAGAAGGCACCACCGCCACGGCCGCTGCGCCCGGCGTACAAGGTGGGACCGCGGTAGGCGATAACGCTTCCGTGGCAGGCGCAGGTACTGGTCCGCTCCAGCCCACTGATCCGGCCAATGGAATTGGCAACACCGTGCAGGCTGGTCAACCGGCCTCCGGTGCCGCAGCAACCGGCTCGACGATTACCCTCGACGCTGCTGCAGCGGCCGGTGACCAGTTGCAGACGGATGGCGCTGCTGAGAACGGCAACGAGATCATGATCTACCCAGTGCGTAGCTACCTGGACGGAAAAGAGATTCGCCGTGCTGGTGGCGAAGGGTACAAGTCGCCCAAGCATGACGCGGTGTCGCTGGTTGCTGCCGGCCTGGCTACCGACAAAAAGCCGAAGGCCTGACATGAACGCCATCCCGACCGATCAAGCGATGCAACATCTGCGGGCGGACGAGGATGACCGCGAGTACGTCGAGCTGCTGCTGACCGCCGCCGAGGACAGTGCCTCCCAGTTCATGAATCGTCGGTTTTATGCGGACTTGGATTCGCTGGGCGCCGCGGTGCTCGACGGCTCGGCCGGGTTTGATCCGGTGCTCATGAATGCATCGATCCGGGCGGCGTGTCTGCTGATCTTAGGGTCGCTCTATGCCAACCGGGAGGATTCGGCCAGCGGTGCTGCATTTAGTGAATTGCCGATGGGCTCGCGGTCGTTGCTGACGCCTTACCGAATCGGCTGGGGGATCTGATGCGTGCAGGCAAGCTTCGACACCATGTAATGCTTCAGCGCCCTGAGTATTCGCAAGATCCAGTGAGCGGAGACGTCATCCCATCATGGGTTGACGTCGGCAAGGTATGGGCCGGAATCGAGCCGCTGTCGGCTCGAGAGTTCATCGCCGCGGCAGCGGGTCAGACTGAAGTCACTTCGCGTGTCGTGATTCGCTACCGCCAGGGCATAACCTCAGCCATGCGGATCATTCAAGGCCACAAGGTCTACAACATTCAGGGCGTGCTTGCCGACATGGAGAGTGGCCGCGAGTACCTGACGCTTCCATGCAGCGAGGGCATCAACGATGGTTGATACGGTGCAGTTCAGTCTGATCGGTATCGACTCGCTCGTGGCGAAGCTTGAAGCCGTCTCTTACGACGTCAAGCGCAAGGGTGGGCGTTCAGCTCTGCGCAAGGCTGCGCGGGTGGTCGCGGAAAAGGCCAAAGAGGGCGCGCAGAATCTGGACGACGCGGCGACAGGTCGCTCGATCGCAAAGAACATCGCGCTGCGCTGGAATGGGCGGCTGTTCAAAGCATCAGGGGATCTGGCTTTTCGCGTTGGTGTTCTTCACGGCGCCAAAATCGCCAAAAAGGGCAACCCTGACGAAGGGGAGTCTGGACCTACACCGCACTGGCGTTTCTTTGAGTTCGGCACCGCCAAGATGGCGGCCACCCCATTCATGCGCAAGGCGCTGGCTGACAACATCAGCCTCGCCACGAGCACGTTCATCACTGAATACGAAAAGTCGATTGACCGGGCGATCCGGCGCGCGGCGAAGGCGGCCAAATGAACTACCCACCCATCTTCCTAGTGGCGGCAGCCGATCCTGCTGTGACAGCTCTAATCGGGCAGAACCCGGTAAGGCTCTATCTATTCGGAATGGCACCGGATAAACCCGCTGGTACCTATTGCGTGTGGCAGGTCATCAACGGCAGCCCGGAGAACTTTCTCGCGGGGCGCCCCGACGTTGAGGCCTACGGCCTGCAGGTGGACGTCTACGCCTCCACTGCCGCGGCTGCTCGAGTAGCAGGTCATGCCATTGAGTACGCAATCGAGTTGGCTGCGCGGGTGACGAGCTACAACGGAGAAACCCGCGACACCGAGACGATGCTCTACCGCTACAGCTTCGACGTCGACTGGATCGTGCAGCGATAACGGATAACCCGAAACCGACCCGCCCTGAGCGGGTTTTTTTGTGCCCGACATTTGGAGATCACCATGTCGATTCTGTCCCAAGGAACCCAGATTTACGCCCTGGTGCCGCCACTGTCCGGTACCGGTCTGAAGACCGTGCTCGCCATCGAATGCGCCACAGCATTCAGCCCAGGCGGAGCTCCGGCTGACCAGATTGAAGACACTTGCCTCGAAGACCAAGAGCGCAGCTACAAGAAGGGTTTGCGAACACCCGGGCAAGCCTCGCTGACTATTAACGCTGACCCCAACAATGCAAGCCACATCCGGCTTCACCAGCTTTCCGAAGCGAACGGCGATACGACCATCCCGTGGGCAGTGGGCTGGTCCGACGGGAAGTCTGCACCGACGCTGAACGCGGACGGTGACGATTTCGAGCTCCCAGAAGATCGCACCTGGTTCACGTTTAGCGGGTACGTCTCCGACTTCCCGTTCGACTTCGCAGGCAATACCGTCGTGAGCACCGCGGCAACCATCCAGCGTTCCGGCGGCTCCGCCTGGATCCGTAAGACCACATAAGGCCACAGCATGAAACTCACCCTGGAAAGCCTTAAATCGGTTGGCGCCTTCACGGGCCGGCCAGTGGAAAAGGAAATCACGTGGTCGCAGGGCGATGACGAGTTCACCGCGACGGTGTTTATCCGCCCGTTGGGCTATCAAGCGGCGGTCAGCGATGTGACAGCGCTCAACGGCAAGCACGACAGCCTGGCCGGCCGCATCGCCGCCAGTGTCTGCGACGAGGACGGCAATGCTGTTTTCACCGTTGGGGACATCACCGGTACGGCGGACCCCGAGCGGGGAGCGCTCGACGGCCGTCTCACCGTAGCGCTGCTCGCCGCTATTTTCGAGGTGAACAACCTGGGAAAGACGACGCCCTTACCGACGGAGAAGAGCTCTGGCACGAACTCGCGGTCACGTTCGGTTGCACGATCGCGGAAGCCCAAGAGCGCCTAAGCCTTCGTGAATACAACCGCTGGGCAAAGTACCGGCGGGAACGTGGCTCTTTGAACGTGGGGGCCAGGGTCGAGCGCAGCGTGGCGCTATTGACCACCATCTACGCGAACCGGATATCCAAGGACGGCGGCTTCAAGCTCGCGGACTTCTTGCCGCACGAGCGGGCACGAGAGGTCAGCCTTGAGGAAGCGATGGAGGCATGGGTGTGAATTTCTCGGAGAAGATGAATGGCCGGTAACTCACTGGGCACGCTCACGCTGGATTTGATCGCAAAGATCGGTGCATTCACCGGGCCGCTCGACAAAGCGAGCCAAGACGCCAAAAAGCGAACGGCTGAAATCTCGAAGTCGTTCGACAACCTTGCAAAGGGCGTGGGCGCCGCTGTGGGTTCCATCCCCGCAGTGCTTGCTGCGCTCGTTGTTCACTCTGCAAGCGTCGCGAAGGAGATATCCAACCAGGCCGCGCTGGCGGGTCTGGGCACGACTGAATTTCAGAAATATGCAGCCGGCGCGAAGAGCGTGGGAGTCGAACAAGACAAGCTGTCCGATATCTTCAAAGACACGAACGACAAACTAGGGGATTTTGCGAATACGGGCGGCGGCGCTCTGAAGGACTTTTTCACCAACATCGCCCCCAAGGTTGGCCTGACGGCTGACAGCTTCAAAAAGCTCAACAGCAAAGACGCTTTGGCGCTGTATGTCACGAGTCTGGAGAAAGCGAACGTCAGCCAGCAAGAAATGACGTTCTACATGGAAGCGATCGCGAGCGACTCCACTGCACTCGTGCCACTACTACGCAACGGCGGCAAGGCTTTTGACGAATTGGGAGCGGCGGCCGAGGCCGCCGGCGTCGTCATGGACGAAGGCACCATCGCCGCGGCAAAGCAGTTCGGGATCGAAATTCAGGGCCTTGATCAATACCTGACCTCGGCCAAGACCATGCTCGCCGCGGAGTTTCTTCCGGTGCTGGCTCAGTTCAGCAAGGACCTGAACTCATCGGCCAAGGAGGCTGGCGGGTTGAAGGGTGTTGTAGGGGAGCTCGGCGAAAAGCTGGTCGAATCAACGGCGTTCATCGTCAATGCCGGTGATGGCGTGGTGCGCGTGTTTGACGTGATCGCAAACACTCTGGTTGGGATGTTCGCCACGGCCGTAGGGCACACCGACAATCTGGCGGCTCAGGCCAACACAGCTCTTTCGGTGCTTACGTTCGGTGACACATCGAAGGAGTTCAAGCAGAACGCGGCGGACTTTGCCAACAGCGCCCAGCTTCAGTTCGGAGTGGCCGCGCAGGCTGCGGGCAAGATTCATGAAAATCTTGATCGGCCGCTGGCCGGGGATCAGTTCAAGGAATACGTGGCCAATGCCAAAAAGGCGGCCGCTGAACTGGCGAAGACGAATCTCGCTATTACGCCAGGCACTGGTTCGGGCGTTGACCCGGCAGCGATTGCTGCTGCCGCGGCGGCTGCCAAAAAAGCCGCATCCGATGCCGCTGCTGCCGCGAAGAAGATTCAGGACTCGTTTGCAGATTCCCAAACGGATCTGCAGCGACAGATCGAACTGATCAACACATCGGTGGATGCGAGGAAAAATGCCACCGAGGTTTCGAAGCTTCAGTTCGAGATTGAGTCCGGCAAGCTGGTAGGCATCAATGCTCAGCAGCAGAAACGGCTGCTTGGGCTTGCTTCCGAATTGGATGTAAAGAAACAGCTCAAGCAGGCGAACGAGGACGAGGCAAAGGCAGCAGCCTATGCGGCTACGCTGAACGCCGCCAACCAGACCGCTAAATCCGGCTTTGATCAGGAGATCGCCGCCGTCGGTTTGGGCGACAAGGCGCGCGATCGTCTAAAGCAGGATCTGGCTATCCAGGAGGACTTCAACCAGCAGATGGCGGACCTGCAGAAGCAATTGAACACCGGCGATATCAGTCAGGAAACATTTACCAAGCAAACCGGGCAACTCAAAGACGCTCTCGCCAAACGCCTCGCGATTCAGCAGAACTATTACAAGGGCTTGGACACGGCGCAGGCGGACTGGATCAACGGGGCGACAGCCGCCCTGGCAAACTATCTGGACAGCGCGCAGGACATTTCCAGCCAGACGCAGACATTGTTCACCAGTGCCTTCAGTTCCATGGAAGATGCAGTCACGAACTTCGCGCTGACGGGCAAGCTCTCGTTCGCCGACTTTGCCAAGTCGGTGTTGGCGGACATGGCTCGCATCGCTACCCGGCAGGCGGCCAGCGGTCTGCTGGCCGCCGGTGTCTCTGCCGTCGGCGGATTGTTTGCCGCCGGTGGCGGGACCGCAGGCGCTACGCAAGCTGATTACACCGGGTCGGCTTTCTCTAACTGGGCGAGTACTCAGGCAAAGGGCGGCGCCTGGGCAAACGGAGTTCAGATGTTCGCCAAGGGCGGTGCGTTCACGAATGGACTCGTTTCTTCGCCGACCACTTTCGGGATGGCAGGAGGGAATGTCGGCCTCATGGGCGAGGCTGGGCCAGAAGCGATTCTGCCTCTCTCGCGTACTTCCGATGGATCTTTAGGCGTCAAGGCGATCGGCGGGGGGAGTTCTGCATCTTCCACGCAGGTGCTAATTCAGCAAACGATTGCCGTGCCCGAGTCCAGTGGAGGAAATTCCGCGCAGGACATGCAGGCCGTCGGCCAGGCTTACGCGGACACCGCCAAGCGAGGCGCGCAGCAAGCAATCGCCGAAGAGCTTCGGCCTGGCGGGGCAATTTGGAGAGTCATAAATGGCCGTTGAGACGTTCACCTGGTGTCCAGGGATTGATGCCGCCAGCGCTCCGGAGTATCGAACCCGGTCATCAAAATTTGGTGATGGATATGAGCAGGTGGTCGGGGATGGCATCAACAACCGCGTTGACAGTTGGTCCCTAACCTTTGTGGTCGGTAAAGCCACAGCGCTGGAAATCAAAGCCTTCCTGGATCGTCACGGCAATTTCAAATCGTTCTTCTGGACGCCCCCTCTCGGCGAACTGAGTTTCTGGCGCGCAAATGCGCCAACAGTGAGTCCCAAGGGTGCGGGCATCTACGCCCTAACAACCACGTTTACCCAGTCATTCAAGCCATAGGACAAACATGCCACTGATCAAAGACATCCAGGTGCTGGAGCCTGGAAGTGAAGTTCTGCTGCTTGAATTGGATGGCTCGGATTACGGTGCGGACGTGTTGCGGTTCCATGGGCACGCCATTCCCTACACCGCGGCGGAGTTGATGGCCGCCGGCGCCGATGCCGATCAGCTGCCTGCAAAGGCGATCTGGTGGCAGGGGGAAGAATACGGCGCCTGGCCGATGCAGATCGACGGCATCGAGGCGACCGGCGACGGTACGGCTGTGCGGCCGACGCTCTCAGTGGGCAACGTCAACGGCCGGATCACGGCGTTGTGCCTGGCCTTCGAAGATCTGCTGGATTTCAAACTGACGATGCGGCACACGCTGGGCACGTATCTTGATGCCGAGAACTTCCCCGGCGGCAACCCCGACGCGGATCCCTCGCAGGAGACGATCGAGGTCTGGTTTCTGGACCAAAAGACGTCGGAGAACGGGTCGAGCGTGTCGTGGGAGTTGGCGAGCCCGGGCGATGTGGGTGGTGAATCAATTGGGCGGCAGATGACGACGCTGTGCCACTGGTGCCTGACTGGTGCGTACCGCGGCCCCAACTGCAATTACATCGGCCCATACCGCGACAAGGATGGAAACCTCACAGACGATCCGGAGAAGGACGAGTGCGACGCGACTCTGGGGCGTGGCTGCGTGCCTCGCTTCGGTGAGGGCAACCCCTTGCCATTTGGCGGCTTCCCTGCCGTTTCCCTGATCGCCAGGAGCTGACCATGCTGAAACATATTCTTAAGGCGGTTCAGGCGCACGCCGCCGCCCATTACCCTCGCGAGTGTTGCGGTCTGCTGATTAGCATCGGGCGCAAGCAGCAGTACATACCGTGCACGAACACCGCGGCTGATCCCAATGAAGAATTTCGGATCTCGCCGGAGGATTACGCCGCCGCCGAGGACCTGGGCGAAGTGATCGGCATCGTCCACTCGCATCCGGACGCGACGAGCAGGCCTTCGCCGCGCGATCTGGCGATGTGCGAGGCGACTGAATTGCCCTGGCACATCCTCAGTTGGCCGGAAGGCGATCTGCGAACGCTTGTTCCCACCGGCAATACGCCGCTGCTGGGGCGGCCCTTTGTGCACGGTGCTTGGGATTGCTGGCAGGTCTGCGCCGACTGGTACAAGCGCGAATGGGGGCTGGAGTTCGACCGCTTCAAACGGGAGGACGGTTGGTGGGAGCAGGCCGATGGCCCGAGCCTGTACGAGCAGGCCTACGAGGCGGCCGGGTTCGAGCGCGTCGGCACACCGCAGCGGGGGGACATGTTTGTGATGGAAGTGGGCCGCACCAGGCACCCAAACCATGCCGGCATTTACCTCGGCTCAGACTCGACATTGCCGGGCGAACCGGCGGAGGTTCACGGCGCCGGTCCGTTCCTGCTGCACCACATGTACGGTAGGCCATCCGAGATCATCATCTTCGGCGGTCCATGGCATGACAGAACGCGCCTGATCCTCAGGCACAAAGATGCGAAACGGTGAGCGGCGATGCCGCAGGAGGCAATATGGAGTTGAAAGCAGCTACATCGAGCGACGAATTGACGGCGGAAGCAGGGCCTGGGATGGCGATACCCGCTATGGTGGGCGCCGATGCAAAAGCCCTCAGCGAAAGTGAATTGCATCTTGCATCGGCGATGATCAGCGTGAGTTCGCCTTTACCCTTTCGATTGCAGTCAGAGCCCCACTGATAGCGGACCTATAAAGGTCGATCTTCTCAGGTGGTACAGCGTTCGGATTTTCTACCTTCAGAGCCGCACGCAAATTCTCCTCGAGCAAATGCCCTTGAGCGCTACCGGCGTACACCACTGCCGTTAGATTTTTAATAACCTCTGTTAGCCCCAAAATCAAAGCGTCATGCCGATCGTAGGGCCTGAGTTCAGCACTGTCTGTCACGGTGACCTCCTAGGTCATACCGCCCCGGTCCGTGGGTTTGCAGACAACGGACCGGAGCTATTCGTTGGAGGAGCGAAGCTACTACGGCAGGATCCAATCCGGTTACTGAGCGTTTGTCCACGCTGGATGGGTGCACAGGGGGGGGGCGGTTCTATAGCTTGACGAAGTGAGTGTCAAGAGTAATTTGACATAGCCCCCTTGACTTCGTCAGACTCGCGCCTCATTTTTGAGTACCGAATCGACGAAGTAGGGAGGCCGTATGGAGTACCGAACTGCAAACGACGTCCTTGACGCTCACTGGGACGGAGGATTACCGGTTGACCCTGAAGCCATAGCTAAGGCTATGGGCATCGATGTCCATATTGTGACGCCATTCGACGAAGGCTACACAAATGAGAGTGGCCATTATCAGCGTCGACCCGGTGAACGCCCCCTGATCACTTATAACTTTGGCGAGGCGCCAGTGCGTCAGCGTTTCACAATCGCGCATGAGCTAGGTCACCATGTTCATGGTGACCTTGATGCTCCACGCGATACTTCTGAGCAGTTCAGTGCAAAATCTCGCGATCCGCGGGAGATTGCAGCGAACCGCTTTGCCGCAGCGTTGCTCATGCCTGCTGCCGTTGTGAAGCAAGCTGTCTACGGCGATGGTGTCACTGACCTGAGGGACTTGGCTAAAAAATTTGGCGTCTCCACTGCCGCCATGGAGTTCCGTCTCAAAGCGCTAGGGCTTCTATGATAGAGGACGAGAGCAACAATTTAGCGGACGGTGACGCTAGAGACTTCAGCCTCTCCCGCCGAACGCTTGAGGCTGAGAAATGGCGTGCGGACTGGCAGAGGATCGTCACTATCCTTGCCGCAGCAGTAATCGTTATCTTCTACATCGCGCTGCTTGGGTTTGTGTTTTTTGGTAATGGTCGGATCACAGTTGGTGAAGGCTATTTCTTCGCATCCTTCCGTCCGCATACAACAGCCGACATCCCTATTGTCGTTTCGCTTGCTGCAGTACCTACGCTGCTGCTGGTCGCCCTACTCCGTTATTTCAATCATAGGCCTAAAGGAGATAGCGACGAGTTTATTCCGACTGGTTCCGCCAGCTTGGATCTTGCGAAGGAGCTACTTAAGTCCGCGGTAGATCTGATCAAATCTAAATAGCCCAGCCTAGCGCTGGGCTTTTTGCATCTGGCGATCAGTCAGCGACGAAAGCGCCAGATCTTCGCTTTTTGCCTGTAATCGACAAGTCTGTTTGCGCGAGTGGATCTGTAGAGCCACATGATCTCGAAGAAGTAGGCTGGAAAGGCAGAGATGAAGACCGTTGCCGAGTCAGCAGATAGCGGTTGCCCAGAGATGAGTACCTGCTCTTTTAGCCCTAACGCAATTAACCAAAATCCCGAGCTCATCCCAAAGAGGGCGAGGGCGGTATTGCCTCGGCTTATCTCCCTGGCGATCCACGTATCGTTGAAGCGGAATTGTCGAATTTGGCGCAGATCCTTCAGCTTTAGCTTCCTCAGATATGCGACGGGGCTACTAGGTTTACGGGACTGATCGCGAATTGCGGTTGGAAGTCCAGCTACCCAATTTTGAAATCTTTTGAACGCTTTGTTTGAGAGTCCTAATGCTAAGCCGCCCCAGATCCCAGTCGCGGCGTTTTCCCAAAGCCAAGCAAAAAGGCCGCTAATACTATGTATGTCGATGGACATTCTTAACTGTTCGATAAGTCGGATAAAAACGCGACACTACTACGACTGGATCCAATCGGGTTACTGAGCGTTTGTCCAGCGCTGGATGGGCACACAGCCCGGTGATACGCTCAGTCCTTTATCAATGAGGGACCATCATGCGAATTTTAATTGGAGCGCTGGCGTTTGTTTTGTTGGTTGGCTGTATGGCGCGCCCTATGAATGAGGTTCGTCAGGACGGGCCCTATAAGGTCCTGCACTCCAAAAAAACGGACAAGGCTCTCGCCGAATGCGTCCAGTACGAATGGCAGAACCAGGATCTGTTCGGGGTGACTCCCCAGGCGACAATGCAGGCGGGCAGGGATAAGGGCTACACCGTATTCACTGCAGCTTCTGAATATTTCGTCGACATCAAGCAGGGCGCAAACGGCACGGATGCCGCTTATTACGTAATAGCAAAAAACTGGATAGCCAAGGCGCGGCTGGAGAAACTCCAATCTTGCCTGTAAACAATCGACCCGCTTAGGCGGGTTTAAAATGGGACAGCCTTATGTCGGCCACATACACGCCAATGACGGTTATCAAGCTCTCTGGATCGCTCGCGAAACGCTTCGGCAGAGAGCACCGCCGGGCAATCGATAGTCAAAGCGTTTGGGAGGCATTCCGAGCGCTCAAAGCGACGCTGATCGGGTTCGACGAGGAGATCAAGCGCCTCGATCGCTTGGGCCTTAGGTTTGCGGTATTCCGAAACAGGAAAAACTCAGGTACGGAGGCGTTCGAACTCGCGGGCACACGGGAGCTCCGAATTGTCCCTGTGCTCGAGGGGAGTAAGCGAGCCGGTTCTCTGCAAACGATATTGGGCGCGGTATTGATTGTCGTTGGCTTGGTCATAACAGGCGGTACGTTTGGTGCTGGTGCGCCTTTCGGCTCCGCGCTGATAACTCTCGGCGCTTCTATGGCCGCCGGAGGTGTTATTCAGATGCTTAGCCCTCAAGCCAAAGGCCTCAGTCAAAGCGCTTCGCCGGACAACCTGCCTTCCTACGCGTTTGGCAGTGCCAAGAATACGACTGCCAGCGGCAACCCTGTTGCGATCTGCATCGGCGAACGCCGGTGGGGCGGGGCGATTATCTCTGCATCGATTCTTGCTGAGGACAAGACCTGATCATTTGCTATGTTGACCCAATTGCGGTACTTTTCAGGCAGAGTGGAAATTTTACTAAGCAAAGCGCCTTACAGGCGCTTTTTTTGTGCCCGCAATAATTTCAAATGGTCGGGAAACCGACCGCTTAGATCCCCGATGATCGATTGGTCATCCGGGCAATAGAAGCCTCGGACGCGTTCGCGCACCGGGGTTTTTTTGTGCCCAAGAATCCCGTTCGGGATACCCGTGCAGGCTAGGTTCGCTACCGAAAAGGGTCGGTTTCGCTCCGCCTACGCCCCTGCCTGCACACCTCACTTAGGCGGAAGGAGCTGCAAATGAATAATGTCATCCCATTCAATTACCAAGGTCAGGCTGTCCGCTTTAATAGCGACGGCTGGATCAATGCTACTGAAGTGGCAAAGCGTTTCGGAAAGCGGCCAGTAGACTGGTTAAAGCAGGAAGAAACTAAGCTCTACATGCTCACGATGGCTGAAGCTCTTGGACTTGAAAGCAAAGTGACCCACGGTCACTTTGGTCTGGTGAGCACTTCCCGTGGTGGTAAGTCGCCCGGCACATGGCTGCATCCCAAGCTTGCGGTCGTCTTTGCCCGATGGCTGGATATGAAGTTCTCTATCTGGTGCGACTTGCACATTGATGCTTTGCTGCACGGAGAATTGAACGAGAAACAACAATTCGAGCGCGCTTGTCGTGCTCTTGATAACGCGAAACAGCTTGCAAGCTTGAACGGAAAGGAGCTTTCAATGTTTCGGTGGAAGAAGCCGGGGCTTGTCCACCAAGTCGATTACTGGCGAGATCAGTTGCAAATGACTCTCGGCCTCGATGTGGCCTGATAGATCGAAAAATATAGTGCCCGCTTTAAGCGGGTTTTTTTATGCCTGGAGAAAAGCATGGGCGCAGCTGAGCAAGTGGACATCTGGGGCGCCAAAGGCGGCAGCAGCAGCCCGAAGACGCCGACGGAGGCAACCGACAGCCTGCGTTCCACCAACTTGGCCAAGATCCTGATCGCAGTGGGCGAGGGGGAGTTTGAAGGCGTGCCTACGGCCGCCGACATCTTCCTGGATAACACGCCGATCAACGACTCCAGCGGCAACGTCAATTTCCCGAACGTTAAGTGGGAGTGGCGCACCGGCTCCGTTGAGCAGGATTACATCCCCGGTATCCCGTCAGTTGAGAACGAAACCACCATCAACGTTGAGCTGCGCAGCGACAGCCCGTGGATTCGCTCGATCACCAACGTCCAGCTTTCTGCCGTGCGTATTCGGCTCGCTTGGCCAGCGCTGCAGCGGCAGGATGACGAGGGCAACGTCGGCGGATACCGAATCGAGTATGCCGTTGATCTGGCCACCGACGGCGGCGCGTACGTACAGGTGCTCGCCGAGGCTGTGGACGGAAAGACCACCACCCGGTATGAGCGGTCCCGCCGTATTGATTTGCCGGCGGCGACTTCTGGCTGGCAGATCCGCGTGCGCCGCCTGACAGCGAACCAGAACACCAACAAGATCGCCGACACGATGCTCATCGCTGGTCTGACTGACGTGATCGACGAAAAGCTCCGCTACCCCAACACTGCGCTGCTGTATGTCGAATTCGACGCCGAGCAGTTCAGCAACATTCCGGCCGTGACCATCAAGTGCAAAGGCCGCAAGTGGCAGGTTCCAAGCAACTACGACCCGGTCGCGCGCTCCTATACAGGCGTCTGGGACGGGACCTTTAAGCAGGCATGGACCAACAACCCTGCATGGGTCACCTACGGCATCTGCACGGTAGATCGGTTCGGACTTGGCAAGCGCATCAAGCCGTACATGGTCGACAAGTGGGAGCTGTACCGGATCGCTCAGTATTGCGATCAACTGGTGTCGGACGGCATCGGCGGGCAGGAGCCCCGCTTTCTCTGCGACATGAACCTCCAGGGCAAGGCAGATGCCTGGACCCTGCTGCGCGACATCTCGGCGATTTACCGGGGCATGACTTACTGGGCGCAGGGCCAGCTCGTGATGCAGGCGGACATGCCGCGCGCGCAGGACTTCGACTACGTGTTCACCCGGGCCAACGTGATTGGCGGGGAAATGAACTACGGCAGTGCCTCGGCAAAGACGCGTTACACCCGCGCCATCGTCAGCTACGACAACCCGGCCAACAACTACGACACCGACGTGACCGCCTATTCGGATTTGGCGCTGCAGCGTCGTTTCGATGACAGACCCACCGAGATTAGCGCGATCGGCTGCACCAGAGCCTCAGAAGCTCAGCGCCGCGGGAAGTGGGTGGTGATGAGCAACAACCAGGATCGGACCGTCACCTTTAAGACCGGTATGGAGGGCGCGATACCACTGCCGGGCTACATCATCCCGGTGGCTGACTCGCTGCTAGCTGGCCGCGAGGTTGGCGGCCGTATCTCTGCCGCTGCTGGCCGCGTGGTGACGTTGGACCGAGACACGATGGCCAAGGCCGGCGACCGTTTGATCGTCAATCTGCCCAGCGGCCAGGCGCAAGCCCGCACCGTGCAGTCCGTAAATGGCAGAGCGATCACGGTCACCGCCGCGTACAGCCAAACCCCACGGCCTGAGCTTCAGTGGGCGCTCGACGCCGATGATCTGGCCATCCCGCTGTTCCGTGTTTTGAGCACCAAACGCACCACCGAAGGCGACTACGAGATCTCGGCGCTGCAATATGAGCCGGGCAAGTTTGCCTACATCGACACCGGCGCGCGCCTTGAGGAGCGGCCGATCAGTGTGATTCCGCTGACGGTCGTTCCGGCGCCGGCGAGCGTGACGCTGAGTTCGACCACTGCGATCGCTCAGGGCTTGGCCGTCACCACAATGACGATGACATGGCCCGCGGTGAATGGCGCGGTGGGCTATGACGTCGAGTGGCGCAAGGACAACGGCAACTGGATTAAGGTGCAGCGCACCGGCGCAACCAGCGTCGATATCGTCGGCATTTACTCCGGGGCGTATTTGGCGCGCGTGCGGGCTGTCAGCGCCTATGACATCTCCTCGGCGTGGCGCAGCTCGATAATGACGCAGCTCAACGGCAAGGAAGGATTGCCGCCGGGGGTCACGTCGCTCACGGCCACACCACTGATCTTCGGCATTGGCCTGAAGTGGACTTTCCCGCCTGGTGCGGAAGACACCCAGCGCACGGAGATCTGGTATGGGCCGACTAACAATTTCGACGCCAAGACGAAGTTGACGGACCTTGCTTACCCGCAGTCCGAATACGCGATGCAAAGCCTTCTTGCGGGTACGTCGTTTTTCTTCTGGGCGCGGCTGGTTGATCGTACTGGCAACATCGGTCCGTTCTATCCGGTCCTGAATGGCGTGTTGGGTCAAGCCAGCTCTGACGCCGGCCCGATCCTTGAACTGATCAAGGACCAGATCACCGAAACGGAGTTGGGCCAGCACCTGTTGGACCGCATCGATCTGATCGACGGGAATGGCCCAGGCTCGGTGAATGAGCGGATCAGCGACCTTCAGGATGAGATAGGCGACCTAGTCGACGCCTTGGCGTATGTGCCAACGGATGCCTACGTTCGCGACAACACCGTCAGGGTAGGCGACAACCTGTGGACTGCCACCGCTGACATCCCCGCGAAGGCCGATGGATCGAACGGACCGCCAAACCCGACCTACTGGGTGAACAGCGGCCAGTCGATCCGGGCTGCCAACGGCCTGGCCGCGCAGGTCTCGAAGAACACGACTGACATCACGACCATTGACGGCAAGACCACGTCGACGGCATCGCAACTGCAAGCGATCCAGGCATCGTCCCGTGACGACCCGATCGAAGGGATGATGGCGGACGCGCTAAAAGGTTGGGACTCCACGGCTAGCTATGCGCAGGAGGTGAAAGTCAGGACTGAGCAGGACTTCGCGCAGGCTCAGCGCACCACGGTCCTGGACGCCCGCGTCAGCACGAACGAGGCGCGCGTCACCACGGTAGAGACAACGGTCGCCACAAACCAATCTTCTACGGCCAGTACCCTCCAGCAGCTGACAGCGTCTGTTGCCGACGCGAACGATGCCACCGGCAAGAACACAGCGGCGATCCAGCAGACGGCCAACGCATACGCTGACACGTCCGGCAAGTTGACGACAATGTGGTCCGTGAAGATGCAGATCACGGCGGGCGGTCAATACGTCGCGGCCGGTATCGGCCTGGGGATTGAGAACACTGGCGCCGGCCTCCAAAGCCAGTTCCTCGTGTCAGCTGATCGCTTCGCCATCGTCAACACGATCGCCGGCGGTGCGGTGTCGGTTCCCTTCGCAGTACAGGGTGGGCAGGTGTTCATAAATCAGGCCTTCATCGCTGACGGCACGATCACCAACGCGAAGATAGGCAACTACATAAGCTCGACCAACTATGTTGCCGGGCAGCAGGGCTGGATCTTGAACAAGGATGGAACGCTGGAGATCAACGGCATCGTGCCGGGGCAGGGCCGCCTGGTCATCAACTCGCAAAACGTCTCGGTCTACGACGTGAATAACGTCCTACGCGTGCGGCTGGGCTATTTGGGGTAAGAGATGGCATATGGAATGAGGATATGGGGTGCTGATGGAGCGCTCCAGCTGGATGAAAATTCTTTTACATTCAGGGTGGTACTGTCTGTTGTCGTGCCTAACTCGGGCTGGACAATAACCAATAGCAGATACGGATTGGGCTATAAGGACTTTTCGGCCCCCGGAATAACCCCAGGAAACTCCTGCGCAACCGTAGTACCCATCGGCTCCTACAACGCTGACACCACTCAATTCGAGACCGAGGTTCTGAACGAAGTTGTTCGCGTCTACAACTACAATCGCGGGTTCCCATCCGGAACATGGGCTGCGACGGCCGGGCCAATGCGACTTATGGTAATGAGGTTTTCCTGAATGAGCTACGGTCTCCAGTTCATCAATAGCAGCAATGTCGTAACGCTAGATTCTGAATTTGCAAGGCTCACCGTGCTCAGCAGTGGAAGGTATGCGCCGACGCAAGAGTCAGGAATTGGCTCGGTTACGAGCTTTCCGCAGACAATCACCAGCCAGGAACCACCGTTGGTCTTTGTGCGGCCCGATACGGTGGCTGGAGGGATTGCGGGGCTGTGTCTGATGCGCGTGGTGGGCTCGCCCGGCGCATGGACTGGATTTTATGTAAGGGGTTACAACAACGACACGCTGCAGCCAAATGGTCGATGGTTTGCGGCCGCATTCATGTCCAAGCCCACAGCCTCGTTTGGCATGCGGATGTGGGACGGAGCAGGGTCAATCATTTTCGACAGCGGAAATCCTGCTGCGGTATTTACTAGGTCATTTCAAAACTGGGCATACGTCAGAACTGTCGTTCAAGCGCCTACTTATTTCAACTATTATAAGGTCGACTTTAATTTCCCTGAGAACGAGTTTGTATTGATTAATAATTTCGGCATGAATCTCGTTGCCGGTAATGGTCCTGGAAGACAGCTGTATATGCTTTGGAACTTTGCCGACAGTACGCTTTACGCAGTGACGGCATCTACCTCGAACCCCAACGCCTTTTATCTGCCAGCCATTTTCGCAAAGATGGCTGTGTAGCCGCGTAAGCCAAACTTTCAAACAATCTGGAGATATCTGATGCCTTGGCTCAGAGGTGGGACTGTGTCCGTGACAAACGGATCAACCGCGGTGACTGGCACCAATGCCGCGTTCGACGCGAACGCGCGGGTAGGGGACGCCTTCGTCGGGCCCGACGGACTGAACTACGAGATTGCCAACGTGGCCAGCCCCACGGTGATCTCGATCTTGCCCGCCTACAAGGGTGCGACCGTGAGCGGCGCGGCGTACGCCATCATGCCCGTGCAGGGTTATCCGAAGCTGATGGTGGATGCGTTCAACCAGTTGCGGCTGCAGTTCGGTGACAAAATGGCTGCACTGGGCACGACCGGCAACTACGAGATCCTGCCCCTCGCGAAAGGGGGTACCGGAGTCGCGGCGGCAAGTAACGCTGCTTTGCTGTCCGCAATCGGGGCCATGCCCACGGCCGGTGGCACTTACGTCGCCACGCTGAATTCCCTGAGGACTTTGGCCGGTGGCCAATATAATCAAGGGCAAGGGGGATATATTGGCTGGAACGATCAGAACGATAGTTCAGGCTTTACAGGTCAAATGGCCTTTACCGCAAACATCGGCGGCGGGTCAGGCGGGTTTAGCTGGCGTTCTGTGAATGCCGCTAATACGGCCGGCGGGCCTACGATGACATACTCATATGACGGCCTGTTGAAGGTTCCGTCGATGGCCCTGTCAACGCCGCTACCTATCACGTCAGGCGGCACCGGAGGAAATTCGCAGGCCGCAGCGCGAACTGCGCTAGGGCTTAGCTCTACGAGTAACGTAACTTTTTCAAGCATGGAACTCGTAGGGACGGCGCCATATATCGATTTCCATTACAACAACACCGCAGCGGATTATGACTTCAGGATTATAAACGACGCTGGCGGGCAATTGTGGATGTCTGGGGACATTAGCCCTCGCGGGATCTTGTGCAAGGCAGGTGTAAACGCTGCTCGTGGCTCTGCTCGCTATAACATGAACTGGACAGGTTCAGCCGTAGACTTCTGGGTTGACGCTACATACATCGGATCTGTTTCGCTCTACACGTCGGATTACCGAATCAAGAAGTATGTAAAAGATTTTGCGCCGGCGTCGTTTCTGGATCGCATTGACGCTTATCGAATCGTAACCTTCCAGAAAAAGGTCTTCGGAGATGTCTTTCGAGGCGACGGCACAACTTATCAAGGTCTGATTGCGCACGAGGTGCAGGCAGTCAACCCACTTGCCGCCAGTGGCGAGAAAGACGGAGTAGACGAGGACGGCAATCCACGAATTCAACAGCTTGACCCCATCGCCTTAATCACCGACCTGATGGGCGCCGTCAAGGAGCTGCGGGCCGAAGTGAACGCGTTGAAACTAGCAGCCCAGCCTCCCGCCGACCCCGGGTAGAAGCGAACCGTTGTACCGCAACCCGCCATCGAGCGGGATTTTTTTGCCTGGAGAAAAGCAATGACCGTGACCGATAAAGATCGCGATGTACTGGCGCGCACGCTGTGGGGCGAAGCGCGCGGGGAAGGGCTGGCCGGGATGGTGGCCGTGGCCTGGACGATCCGCAATCGAGTGGACGACGGTAAGGACCGCTCGTGGTGGGGCGAAGGCTATGCCGGCGTGTGCCAGAAGCCGTACCAGTTCAGTTGCTGGAACCGGAGCGATCCGAACTATCAGTTCCTGAACGGCGCGCGGCAAATCCCGTTCCGCGAGCTGGCGCAGTGCCGGATTGCTGCTGACCAGGTGATCGACGGCAAGGTGCCGGACCCCACCGGCGGCGCGACCCACTACTACGCGACCACGATGCCGAAGGCACCGGACTGGGCGGCGAAGGCGAAGGTGACGCTGAAGCTGGGCAACCACGTGTTCTTCCGCGACGTACCTTAACCGCGCTGCTCATCAGGGCGCTGTCGGTACAGATTCAGATTAGGAGATGAAGATGCAATCTCAGCAATACATTGCGCCGGCGAGCTTGGCGCCGGTGACGCTCGCTGTCAAAGCAAATGGCGGAAGCGTGAAGGTCGAAAAACAGGTGGGTGTCGACTGGGTTGTCTCTGATGTGTTCGCGCAGGACGGCGCCTGGCGTCTCGATCTCGGGTATTCGCAAACGCGCTTTACGCCAGTGGGCGGCGCGGTATTCGAGATTTCGTCATGAGTCTGCTTATCAGCACTGCCGTACCTCGCCGCCGCATCCGTCGCGGTCTCGGATTGTTGGGCGACAGCTTCAGCGCGAACAGCCACACCATTGCTGCCACTGCTTTCGGTACTGAGGCGTATGGCCCCGCCGGCGCGATCGCGGCAAAGACTGGCCTCTTTCCCAGCTACCTGGACAATCAGGGCAAGGTGGGCGACCACTCGGGCCAGTTCATGTCGAGGCTGCCGTCTTGTCTGACGTCACTCACGGCGGATTTGTGGCTACTGCTGTCGCGCACCAACGACAGCACCACGCCCGGGATGACGCTGGCCGACAGCAAGGCGAACGTGATGAAGGCGATCACCGCTTTCCAGAACACGCCCGGTAAGTACCTGATTGTCGGAACGGGCACGCCGCGGTTCGGCACTAAGGCGCTGGCCGGCCAAGCCTTGGCAGATGCGATCGCATATAAGGATTGGGTGCTGAGCTACGTCCGACAGTTCGTGCCAGTGGTCAATATCTGGGATGGGTTCACCCAAGACATGACCGTCGATGATCTGCACCCAAACCTAATCGGCGCAGATTTCATCCAGTCCCAGTTCGTGCCGATCATCAACGCTCATTTCGAGTTCTTCGGCGTGCCGCTGCCCACAGATGCTGCCGACCTGTACTCAGCGATTCGCCCGTTCGGCTGCCTGAACGCCAACCCTCTGATGACTGGCTCGACCGGCGTGATTAACGCATCGGTTAACCCAGTCGCCGGATCGGTGCTGGCGGACAACTACAAAGGCTCGGGCTCGGGCCTGACTGGCATTACCACTCGCTGGTACAAAGAGCCTGCGGCATTCGGCGAGGCGCAGTGCATTGAGTTGGCCGGGACCATGGCAGCCGCGGGCGGGTACATCTATCTGCAGCCGGCGGCGAACGTCACGCTGTCGAATCTCCTCGCAGGGGATGTCATCGAGATGGTTGCGGCGCCGCAGATCGTCGGAAATAGCCGGGGCATCCTCGGCTGGGAGGCGGAGCTGATCATCACCAAACCGGTGGCGGGCACCTCTACAACCATCTACTACCGCTCGATGGACAAGTACCAAGAGCCATTCACGCTGCCAGCTAACTGGAAAGGGGAGCTGGAGACCCAGCGCTACCCGTGTGATGTCACTGAAACGGTCGTAACCGCTCGGATGGGGCTCTATTTGGCTGCAGGCATCAATCAGGACTCAAAAGTCAAAGCTACTCAGTTCGGGATTCGAAAGGTTTGAGTCGAGTTTGGTACCAGCCCTCTTATTGGAGGGCTGGTCGAGAATAGACGCTTCGCGCCACAAAAAGGAGCGGCCAGCAGGATGCATCAACATCCAAGCTGGCCGCCGAACCGCAGACTATCCCTGCAAGTCCAGCCAAGGCTCCCGCTCTGTGCACAAAGCGCGGCGAGCCTAGCACCTGTTTATCCATACAGTAAAGGCTTGCATAATGACCAACCCGATTGTTCCGTGGATGGGCGGCAAACGCCGCCTCGCAAAACCGCTGCTTGCGCTGTTTCCAGCGCATGATTGCTACGTTGAAGTGTTCGCCGGCGGCGCAGCGCTTTATTTCAAAAGGCCACAGCCAGCAAAGGTTGAGGTCTTGAACGACATCAATGGTGAGTTGGTCAGCCTGTACTGGGTTGTGCAGAACCACCTTGAAGAATTCGTCCGCCAGTTCAAGTGGGCGCTCAGCTCAAGGCAGATTTTCGAGTGGCAGAAGATGACCCGACCGGAAACGTTGACCGACATTCAGCGTGCGGCCCGGTTCTTCTACCTTCAGCACCATGCCTTCGGCGCCAAGGCCACTGGGCAGACATTTGGCACAGCCACCACTGGACGCCCAATCAACCTGCTGCGTATCGAAGAAACGCTCTCGGATGCGTGGCAGCGCTTGGCTGGCACCTACGTGGAGAACTTACCCTGGCTGAAATGCGCTGAGAAATACGATCGGCCACACACGTTCCACTACATGGACCCGCCGTACTGGCAAACACAGGGATACGGCGCTGAGTTCGGGATCGGCGAGTATCAGGCGATGGCCGATTTCATGCGGCGGTGCCAGGGAAAGGTAATGGTCAGCATCAACGACCATCCGGACATCCGCAAAGTGTTCGAGGGTTTCCGGATGGAGGAGCTGAGTATTCGGTACAGCACCGCTAACCACAGGACCGGCAAAGCCTCGGTGACGGGTGAGCTGGCAATCATGAATTGGGGGTAGGCTTCGACGGCGCTATCAGGTGTTGGCCCTGATTCCGCACGTTTCCGACATCCTTGCTCACCTCGAACCAGGTGAATTCCTCAGTCGGCCTGCAGCACTCCTTTGCGATCTCGGCAGCGCGCTCCGGCGTCGTTTCGGGATCCACCCACTCCCGGGCGTGCTCGGGGCTCAGCACCACTGGCCGGCGATCGTGAATGTCGACCATGCCTTGATCGCTGTCGGCGGTGATGATCACGAAGCCGTCCTGCGGGTCGGGCTCCAGCCCCTGATGCACTTCCGCCAGCGCGGCGAAGAACATCGGGCCTTCCTCTTTCAACCTGATGAAGTAGGGCTGCTTCTTTTTAGGATCGTTCGGATCTTTCACCCACTCAAACCAGCCGTTCGCCGGAGCCAGCGCCCGGCCGTTCGGCCATAGCTGCTTGAAGTACTTCCCTGTCATCACCGTTTCGACCCTGGCATTGATCGGGGCCGGACGCTTCCCTTCACCTTTCGCCCAAAACGGCGACCATCCCCACCGCACCTTGTTTACGCTCAATCCTTCCTCGGTTGGCCTGATGATCTCCACGCGAGTCGTCGGCGCGACGTTGTAACGCTCGATCGGCCAGAGATCGTACCCATTGATGACCAACTGCTCTGGCGCGAGCTCCTTGAGGTAATGATCCATCGGCTCGTAGATCGAGTAGCGTCCGCACATGAGGTCACCTGTCGCAAATCGGCTTATACAGTGTTGACCGCAATCGCACCGCTTAGTTAACTGTACGCATATACAGTATCAACAAGCGAAGCATTCCCATGTACGTCCTTATCACTCCGCGCCGTCAGATGGGCGTCGCCGTACCGAAAGACCAGCTCAGCAAGATCCCGCCGCTCAAAGGTGACGTGCAGATCGTGGAGTCTCAGTGCTCCGCGCTTGGCCGCATCACCCGGGAAGCCTTCATTTTGAACAGCGTCGGTCACGCCCCCGATGTTTTGCCTAGGCTCCTAGACGCCAGCGTGACGAGCATGGGCACGCAAGGGTTGATTGTCTCCGGCATTGAGCAGGTGGGCGAGGCGTTCTACTTTCAGTCGTGGTGGTGCCGCTTTGAATGACGACATTGCTCCTGACCACCTCGACATCTCCCTGGACGAGTGGCTGAACATCCGCGCGCCGGGCACTTACCTGGTGAAGGTTGAAGGCGACAGCATGGAGGGGGCGGGTATCTTTTGCGGCGATCTGCTGATCGTAGACAAGGGGATCGACGCCAAGGCCGGGCAGGTCATCATCGGTGTCGTCAATCAGCAGCCTCTGGTCAAGTACCTTGCCTTCGTGGGTAGCCACCCAGTATTGCGTTCGGCTAATCGCAAGTATCCCGACCGCTTCATCATGGAAGGGGACTATTTCGATATCTGGGGTGTGGTCACACACAGCATCCGCGATCACGCGAGGAACTGAACATGGGCGTCGAAGAGCGCGATATCGGAATTCGGCACGACTCAGGGGAAACTGCGGCTCGGTGTCAGTCCGCACTTGAATGCTGGCATGGCAACGCTGAAGCTTTGCACCGGGTCGGTCTCATTGACGTAGAGGAGCTACGAGAAATGCTTGAGTACGCGGACGCCGCGTACGAGGATGTGCTCACGACGTAGCTAACACCGGCCAGGCACCGGTTTGTGGATCTGACAAGAGAGTAGTTCGCAAGGTCGACGGTATTTCAGTTGGTCTTCATGAGATTGAAGTCATATTGGCCTTAGGCAAGAGCAGCAACCCAATAGGCCGGTTGCGAGCCCCGTAGCTGAGCTGAAGGGCGTGAGTAAGCGTACTGTGCAGCTAGGAATGACTGCTGAGCCCTGATTTGCCGGCTTGCGATTGTGGGTAGAGCCGGCCTGGGCAAAAAAAAATGCAGGTATGTTCAGTTCGTCGTAAGCTACGTTTAGGTGAGCTCATTAGTGAGTAGGCCAGGGAATCCTTTAACAATGACTGATGGACGGTGTGTTGATGGCCGGTAAGATTATAGGTGAGCAATTTCTAATGATCGGGGTGGTGGATATACCCGCATCTCCTGAGAATACGATGAAACTATTGGGCAGCCTTGGCAGTAAGGGTTATTTGCCAAGTATTACTCAAGAGATAAGTTTGATTGATGGTCGAAGTCAAAACCGAATAAGCCTGACAAATACAGTCGATGTGAACATCGGTTTCAACTCGGACCGTATTCAAGTAATAAGAACACCGCGGCCCGACGACCGGCCGGCCGAGATCCCATTCCCAACAATCGTTGCAGAATTGTGCGACGCATTAAAACAAAGCTTTGAATTAGATATTCATCGCGTGGTTATGGTGCGCGAGAAGATGAAAGATGAAAGAGATAAGTCAGCTTATGACCGGATTTGCAAGAGATTTTTGGTTTACGGTAGCGATGAAAACCCATTCGAATGGTTTACACGTTCTTCTCGTTTCTTAGAAACGGGTACAGATACTCTTCTCAAAGTTGTTGAGGTCAGCCGTGCTCAAGGCTTCATTCAGCAAGGTACCGCTCAAACGCCGTTTGATGCAGTAAGAACAAAGATTGAGATCGGCACTAATATGATGGATAAGTCGATGCGATTTACGATCGATTCTGCTGCGGCGCTTATTGATACATTGCATGGCCAACTTGACTCTGCATTTGTCCACGTAGAGGAAGCCTATCGTGGCTAATTCTCAGACCACTCTAAATCAAGAACTTTCAAATGAGGGAGGCAGTTCCCTGCGTAAGCAGCTGGATGTATCGACTGAACTTTCCAGCAGGATAATTTTGACCTCATGGTCCGCAGACATGCCCGATGTTGTTGTTAAGAGTCAACTGGGTATATCGTCGCGTGACTTCTCGTTGTCCACAGAGCCTGGAAGACTTTCGGTAGTTCGCCCCTTGAGCTCGGTCACGGAGGTTTTCCAAACGCCTGCGGCGGCAGCGCGTTTAGATAACTCTAATCCGAGTCATGAGAGTTATCTTAGGGAGTTTCGTCGTATTGCCAATTCGGATTTCCTTGAATATGGAAGCGTTACGCGTTGTGACGAATTATTGCAGGATTGGTTCGAGTTGTTGGGTCAGAAGCTCGGTCCGGTTATAAATTATATTTTCTTAAAGTCGTTGAGGGAAAAACAAAGCATTTTGCTATTGTTGAAGGCAATAAGCAATTTGCAATATGGGGATGTGGAACCGTATGGTCAAGTCCAAGCCATGGCTTATCTGGCGATGGAAGATGATGAACTCGCCGAAGCGGGAATCAGAGCGTTCGAGAATTGGGAGTCCAGTTTTGGGATCGAGATACTCCAAAGTGTTCAAATGCGCGAGTCTTGGCTGGAAAAATACCGACTGGCGACGATCGAGTATCTTAAGGGATTTTGAGCGATGCAGCTACTAAGGAAGATAAGCGTAGCTAAATGGAAAGCATCTTTACAGGTCGGCCCGGAGTTTCTCAGTGCGGACGCTATTACAGGGTGCCTCCGAACAACCGGAAACACTCTCTCTGTATGGAAGTTTAATACGGATGAAGAAGCGCAAAAGTCATTGCTTGCACTGGGGTCGTCATTAACAAGGATTGAGACAATTAGCTACATTATATTAGATGTTGCTGAGCTCGAAAAAGATGCGCTTCGTCTGGTCGACAGTGAAGGGCAAACGGCAGCAGTTGGCAGCAACCAGCTGCATCGAGATATTGTAGACTTGGACCATGCCGGCCTTGAAAAAGTAGCCATACATGTTAAGCGTAAGGTTCAGTTGGATGACTTCAAAACTCTGACTAAGGGTGATTTGAAGAAGATGCTGATTGAGGGAATTAAGTCGGGGACACTTGACGCTGAGCGGTTGGATAAAAAGTTGTTGCAAGACATACAGAAGCCTCCGCCGGCTCGCTGAAACAGCCGCCATAATCGGATGCTGAGGGGCGGCAGTTCGAAAGCCGGGGCTGGCGGTAGGTCGGCGAAGCTGGAAAAAAGAAGGGGCGGCGAAGGTCGGCAGAACGCCGGCGAGGGGAGTAGCTCTCGCCGTCGCATCACAGCGGGGTTAGAGCTCTCGTACCACTTTTTGTACCACCTGTGGAGTAAGAGCCGGTAAAGGCGGGTTGATCCGGGTAAGCAACCCCCCGGAATCATTGCCCTAGTCTACTGGGATCAACGCACTCGGAATTATGTCGCAATTCCTGGCCTGGCCAATAGCGGACCTATTGTTGATTAGGCTACCGGTCCGGGTCCAAAAAATTTTTGGGTCAACCATAGTAGGGTCTATCTTCGTCGTTTGGGATGCTAAATCGGAAGGTAAAAGACCTATGTCTGATCTTTTTCAAGAGACACCCGCTGCCCTCAGATGGGCGGAGGACGCTGAGCACCGACAGCAAGCGGGGAAATTCGGCAAGATAGTCCGGGGTGTGATCTGGACAGATGCGCGCGGTTCGGATAACCAGCTAATAATTGATGTCGACCCCGAGAGGTTGGCTGCCAAGATAAACAGCAACCCATTTACTCTTCTTGAAAATCACGATCCCGGCCGCCCAAAGGGGCAGGTGCTGGAAAGTGCATCGTTTGAAAGTCACGACGGACGTAAATTTGTTGCGGCTGTTCTGGGGTACTACGCAGGCGGGGACGTTCTGAGCTTTCGTGGCTTGGGCATAGATGTTGACGAATCAGTTCCGCCACCTCGGCGGCTCCCAGGCTTGTTAGATGATATGAGGATCGAGATCGCGACAGATGCGAGGGAGGTAGATAAAGCCTGGTTGGATCAGGTTGCTAACGACTCGCCGGTCAGAGTTGAGCGGTCTGAGTTGTCTCATAACGCAGTAGACTCTTTCCAAGAACTGATTAGAGTTGGTCTACCCTACGTTGTGCTCGTTTGGAACCCGTTCGTAAAATCAATCGCTACTGAGGCTGGTAAAGCTTCCTATGCAGGAATACATGCGTGGTTTCGGAGATTGCTTAGTCGAATGGCTGATAGACGCAACCCTATACTAGATTTTCATTCACACCAGGACGGCTGCCAGATCTCGTTTTTGTTTAGAGGCAAGGATGCGATAAAGCTTCATGCGGCCATGGACGCATTGGCGGGCGCGGCGGCTCAGGCAGCGCGGCTGGTTTCGAGATTGAAGGCTCAAGGAAAGATAGCTCGGCAAATGGTCTATGAGTTCGATAAGGACGCTCTTTTATGGGCACCGTCGTTCATCTTGCTCAAAGATGATCGGATCATCACTGACAACCTTGCACTTATTGCGATTGAAAACCTCCCCGATGGATTGAGTCTCGGCCTGACTCGAAGTAACTCGCTGTGACGCTCCTCACCCCTTGAGGGGCGATGTCCCGCCAGGGCGAAATTAGTTCCGAAACTCAACGGGCGCCCCGCGTGGAATGCGGTCTGTAGCCCAGTGGTTTTAGAAAAGTATGGGAACGCCAATCGCCCCCAAAGGGGCGCCCCGCTGCTTTTTCCATAACGGTCTTGAAAACCGGCGAACGTTAATAGCGTTTCTAGGGTTCGAATCCCTAGTTCCCCGCCAAACGCAGTAAAAAAGGGCCTGAAGAGATTCAGGCCTTTTTTTGTGCCCGCCGAATCGCCAGATGCCTGAGTCTTTCCAGCCACCACCCTTTCAACGGTTACCACGCGACCGCGCAGTTGAGCGCCGCGGTCCGCTGATGCACACTTTGCCGCGTTAGTGCGCCCGATCGGGCCCCTGGAACTGCCTTATTAAGGAACACCATGCCGTTAAAGGATTTGTGTCTGGCACTGCTTGTCATCGTCGCATGGGGCTTGAATTTCATCGTTATCAAATACGGACTTGATGGCTTGCCGCCCATGCTGCTGGGCGCGTTGCGGTTCACCTTGGTCGCCATTCCCGCGGTCTTCTTCATTCGCCGTCCGCAACTGCCGTGGTTCTGGCTGATCGCCTACGGATCGACGATTTCCTTCGGGCAGTTCGCGTTCCTGTTTGAAAGCATGGCGCACGGCATGCCGCCGGGGTTGGCCTCGTTGCTGCTTCAAGCCCAGGCGTTTTTCACGCTGCTGTTCGCGGCCATTTTTATTGGTGAAAAACTCCGCGTCTTTAGCGTCGTCGGCCTTCTTATCGCCGCTGCCGGGCTGACCCTCATCGGCGTGGGCACCGGCGCGGCGACTCCGTTGCTGGCGGTGCTGCTGGTGTTGTGTGCGGCGTCGATGTGGGCGCTGGGCAATGTCATCACGCGGCGGTTCGGAAACGTCGATCTGGTCGCGCTGGTGGTGTGGGGAGCGATCGTGCCGCCGCTGCCGTTTCTGGCCATGTCGTTGTGGCTAGAGGGCCCTGACCTGATCGAGCACTCGATGCGCAATTTGGGGTGGACCTCGGTACTGGCGCTGGCGTATCTGGCGTTCATCGCCACGCTTTTTGGCTACATCAACTGGAGCAAACTGCTGTCTCGTTACCCTGCGGGCAAAATTGCGCCGTTTTCATTGCTCGTTCCGGTGGTTGGCCTGAGCTCCTCCGCGCTCGTGCTGGGCGAGCGGCTGAGCGTCCTGCAGTGCGCCGGCGGTCTGCTTGTCATGCTCGGCTTGGTGGTCAACCTGCTTGGCCCCAAGCTTTTTGGCAGCCGGAAACCGGCGGCGGCCTAATCGCGCACAGCGGACGGTTCGCAAAACGATGGAAACTTTGGGCGTTGTGTCGGTCGATGAAGGAGGAGGCTTGACGGCCTGACCGACAGCGGCGTTCGCCGCTTTACCCAAGGAGACGTTCCATGATCA